ATACTGGTGCTACTGGTCCAATAGGTTCTACAGGACCACAAGGGCCCACCGGTGATCCCGGTGCAACGGGACCAGTAGGTTCAACTGGTGTAACTGGACCACAAGGTTCAACAGGAAATACTGGTGCCACAGGTATACAAGGATCTGATGGTGCAACAGGACCAGCAGGACCAACAGGAAATACTGGTGCTACCGGTCTAACTGGTAATACCGGTGATACAGGACCGATTGGCTCAACTGGTGCTACTGGTTTGACTGGTAATACCGGTGATACAGGACCGATTGGTTCAACTGGTGCGACCGGTGTAATAGGGCCAACAGGAAATACTGGCGCTACAGGTGCAACTGGCACTCAAGGTTCTACTGGTGCTACAGGTATTTCAGGAACAGATGGTGCAACCGGTTCTACAGGACCAATAGGTGCTACCGGTCTAACTGGTAATACTGGTGCTACTGGTGTTTCTGGTGCTGATGGTGACCGCTATCACACAACATCTAACACCACGATAACATTAACTAATTATCCAATTGGCAATACATTAACTTTAGTTACTAATGATTTGTATTTGGATTATAGTCCTCAACAAACTATTATTGTTGTTTCTTTTGTTGATCCAACGGATTATATACATGGTACAGTTAACACTTATGAACAGTCGAATGGACAATTAATTTTAACTGTAACAAATACAGCTAATGCAACATCAAATCAATATAGTTCTTGGATTATTAACCTTGATGGTGCAGTTGGTATTCAAGGTACCACAGGTGCAACAGGCCCAACCGGACTTACTGGTGCTACTGGCCCAACAGGTAATACAGGATCAACAGGACCACAAGGTGACACAGGTGCAACCGGTGTTCAAGGTGCAACTGGTGCCACAGGCATTCAAGGACCTGATGGTGCAACAGGCGCTACTGGTGTTCAAGGTGTAACCGGTAATACTGGTGCAACAGGTCTTGTTGGCGCAACTGGTTTAACTGGTAATACCGGTGATACAGGACCGATTGGCTCAACTGGTGCCACGGGTATTCAAGGTATAACAGGAAATACAGGTAACACAGGACCAATAGGTTCAACTGGTGCAACAGGCGTAACAGGTAATACCGGCGATACAGGACCGATTGGAACAACTGGTGCAACCGGACCACAAGGCCCAACAGGTAATACTGGTGCTACAGGACCAATTGGTGCAACTGGTTCAGATGGTGCAACAGGTGTAACAGGAAATACTGGTGCAACAGGATTATCAATATATTATTCTGATGCTTTTGACAGAGCTAATTCTGCTTCAGCAAATACAATTTATACTCAAGGTGTTGATGATACACAGAATACTAACATCACTACTACCGACACGAAAGCACAGGCAGCTTTTGATACAGCCAATGCTGCTATGATAATACCACAAAATAGACAATCGGTTGATTACACTTTACAAAATTCTGATTCAGGAAAACATTTGTATTATAGCGGACTAAAAACTTCGGTGAATTTGTATATTCCGTGGACATCAAATACAACATATGCTAACGGTACAACAATTACCATTATTTCTAACACATCATCAAATGTAAACATTATACCAAACAATAGTGTATCTTTGTATCTTGCAGGTAACACCACATCAATTTCAAGAAATGTGACAACATATGGAATGGCAACAATGATTATGACTGCTGCAAATACGTGGTACATTAATGGAACAGGAGTTATTTGATGCCTAGTATTCAATCAATTTTGATGAATAGTATAAACAATGTAAAGTTGAATAATTATCTTGCTGGTTTATTTAAAACCACATATTCGGGATACTTTGCTGATAATGTTAGTTTTTTTGCAACAGCTACACCAACAACTTTTGGCGCTAACCCAGCAACATCAGTTCAAACTACCGCAATTTCAGAACCAAGTAGTGATGATGGAAGTAGTTTTAGTGTTCAATGGTTAGGTTATTTTTTACCAAACACAACAGAAACATATACATTTTTTACATCAAGTGATGATGCTTCTTATGTTTGGGTAGGTTCAAATGCTTTGTCTGGATTTACAACTGGAAACGCAACAGTAAATAATGGTGGGTTACACGGTACTGTTGAAGCAAATGGAACTGCTTCTCTTACAGCAGGTATATATTATCCAATAAGAATACAATTTGGTGAGAATAGTGGTGGTGATGTGTTAACATTTAATTATTCCACACCAACGATAACAAAAACAACTGATGTTACCGGTAAAGTATTTTATAATCCAACAACGAACGGATTTTAATAAATGCCATTAAAACAAAGTGAACTTGCAAGTAGCGGTTTAGGCCGAGGTGCTACGGGCCCAATTGGTCCGATAGGTGCAACGGGTTCAACTGGACCAATTGGATCTACGGGTTCAACCGGACCAATTGGATCTACGGGTGCAGGAACAACCGGTGCTACAGGACCAATTGGTCCTGTGGGTGCAACAGGTCCACAAGGTTCTACTGGTGCAACTGGTATTCAAGGACCAATAGGTTCAACAGGTGCAACAGGCCCCGTTGGTTCAACAGGACCGTTTGCAGATACAACAGCAACACTAAACATTACAGGTGTTAATGTTTCAAACATTTATTATTTTACAAATTATGCTCCAAGAAACTTACGAATTAGCTATATGTCTGCAACAATAGTAAATGGTTCTGGCACTGCCACAGTAACAATTTTTAATAGTCGTGGCAGTATTGGAAATTTACAATCTGTTCCTGTTAACAACACGAGTAATAGCTTTAGGGTACCAAATGTGAATTTCAATGTTGCTGTAGGAGAAACTTTGTATGCTAGTATAACTAACAATGCTTTAAGTTCATCCAGTGCTGTTTTAGTTATTACTTTAGGATTTTCTTCTTAATTAATATGCCTGAAATATATATTGACACTGCTGGTTCTCAAAACTGGACTGTTCCAGCAGATTGGGATATAAAAGCTCCCAATAAAATAGAACTTGTAGGCGGAGGTGGAGGTGGAGGAATCAGTTTAATTTATGAACTTTATACTTTTTTTGATTTCAACAGCATACCACAAACAAATAGACTTGGCTATAGGTTTTATAATTATGGTTTAGGTGGAGGTGGAGGTGCGTATGCGAGAATTACTAATGTAAATTTGGTTCCAGGACAAGTTATACCAGTAAGCGTTGGCGGAGGTGGTGAACAAGGTGTTCGTACTGCAATTTACAGTACGACAGGATTTAATAAAATTAATTATGGTGGTGGTGGTGGATCAACTTTTTTTGGTTCTGCAGAATCGATTATTTTTGTGTCAAGTAGGGCAGGATCGTGGAATATGGATTATATTAGTGGATTTGAGTCACCTCAAGGTGTCAATCATCAAGGAGGAATTTTTGGAGATCCAAGTAATACCAATAATGTGAAGGTTCCGCCAGGATTTTTGACAACAAGAGTTGATTATGGACAAGGGATGAGCCGTAATTACGATTTGTCTTTTCAAATTCCTCCATCATTTAAAACAGATCCATTTAATTTACCAATAAACGGTAGGTGGCCAACAGGAGAAAATCCTGCAACTTTTCCAGGTTTTCCTGGAGTTGCACCGGACAATCCTACATTTATAGTAAATCCTAATAATCAATCTTTTATTTATGGTGCTGGTGGCGCAGGCGAAATAATGCAAAGACCTGGAGGTTTTGCAAGTCCACCCACTCCATCATTTATTGTGGTTCCACCACAACCAGGAAATAAAGGAGTTATAAAAATTACTTATGTTAGCACAGGTACTCATCAAAATTGTGTGTGGATATCATAATCTCAAAATTTCGAATTTTTGTGTTCCGGCTCAAGAATTTTTTTTAGCGCTTTCAAAGTTTCGAAAAGCGCATTTACTCCTAGAAGCGTAATAAATAAAAGATGGCAAACCTAACAAAGATATATTCAGACATCGACTTTACATTTACCAAAAAACCGGTAATTGGTGATGTCGCTCTTAGCTACGATGACTTGGCGGTTATTCGTTCAATCCGTAATCTACTGTTGACCAAACATTATGAAAGACCTTTTAATCCTGACATTGGATCAAACATTGATGCGATACTATTTGAACCAATTTCACCGGTAACAGCAACAAGTTTAGAAAAAGAAGTGGAACTGGTTATAAAAAACTATGAAAAAAGAGCAAAGTTAAAAGAAATAATCATTGTACCATATCCTGATAAAAATGCTTATGATATTACAATTAGTTTCTACATTGAAAATGCTACATTACCAACATCAGTAACATTACTTCTAGAAAGAAATAGATAAAATGGCTGGAAATAAATCCAATATTCAGATTACAGATTTAGATTTTAATACAATTAAAACTAATCTTAAAAAGTTTCTGCAATCACAAAACACATTACAAGATTACAACTATGAAGGTTCTGCACTTTCTACATTGTTGGATATTCTTGCCTATAATACACAGTATAATGCTTATTACTTGAATATGGTTGCTAATGAGATGTTTTTGGATTCAGCACTACAAAGGTCATCGGTTGTTTCTCATGCAAAACTATTAAACTATACACCAAAATCAGCATCAGCTCCATCAGCCACCATTAATATCACTTTTAATCAAGTGACTGATTCTTCGTTAACACTACCAAAATTTACTTCTTTTATGTCCGAAGCAATTGATGGCGTGAATTATAAATTTGTAACAGTTAACTCAACCACATTAAATACAAATACTGTTTCCAATTCAGTTACATTTTCAAACTTAACAATTAAACAAGGTGAACCAATCACCTTAAATTATACCTATGATTCTGCGGCCAATCCAACAGCTATATTTGATTTACCCGACACAAACGTTGACACAACAACTCTGACTGTATCGGTACAACAAAGTGGTTCAAATACTGCCTATGAAATCTATAATTTAGCAGAAGATTATTTAAGTTTAAATACAACATCAAGTGTGTATTTTTTACAAGAAGGTATCAATGGTTTCTATCAAATATATTTTGGTGATGGTATATTAGGTAAATCAATTACTGATGGTAATATTGTAACGGTTTCATATATTGTGACCAATGGTACAAGTTCAGCAGGTGCAAACAATTTCGTATTGATGGATGCTGTTTCTGGTTATTCAAACACCACAATATTACCTATCACCTCTACAACTCAAGGTTCCGAAAAAGAAACCATTGAATCAATCAAATACACAGCACCTAAATCATACTCTGCTCAAGGTCGTGCCGTTACAAAAGAAGATTACATCTATCTAATACAGAATAATTCTGGTGTTTTTCCGGTAGATGCTGTTAACGTTTGGGGTGGAGAAGAAAATAATCCTCCTGTTTATGGTACTATTTTTATTGCCGTAAAACCAAAAGGTGGATATACTTTAACACAAACGCAAAAAAATATTATTGAAGAAAGAATTATTAAACCTATTTCTGTATTAACAATTAAACCAAAAATTATAGATGTTGACTACACATACTTAAAAATTATATCAAATATATATTATAATCCAAAATTAACAGCATTGACTTCTAATCAATTAGAAACACAAGTGTTTAATGCTATTCAGAATTTTGCAACCAACACATTAAATAAATTTAATTCAACATTTCAATTATCATCATTAATAACCACAATACAATCTGTCAACCAATCATTTATAACCAACGATGCATCATTGATATTACAAAAAAGATTTTCACCAAATTTACTTAATACAACATCATATTCATTCAATTTTGATTCGGCACTAAAAAAAGATATCTTTTCGAAAAGTATTAGTATTAGTCCTACTTTTCAAGTAATTGACACAAAAAATAATAACATTGTTCGAACTGCATATTTGGAAGAAACACCATCCGGAACAACTTTTTTAGATTCTATAACTATTATTAATCCAGGATTTGGTTACACTTCCAATCCAATAGTAACAATTGTGGGTGATGGTACAGGTGCAACAGCAAGAGCAACTGTTGTGAATGGTCAAGTTAATAACATTACAATAACCAATCCTGGTATTGATTACACACAGGCTTTAGTTGAAATTACTTCAGCTGATGGTAATGGAACAATGTGTTCAGCTTTGGCCGTTTTAGCTGGTAACAGAGGAACACTAAGAACATATTATTATAGTGAAGGAGTAAAAACAATTTTAAATGTTAATGCTGGTACAGTAGATTATCAAACTGGTGTGGTTACATTAATCGATTTTAATCCGTCACAGGTTGATAATCCTTTAGGTATATTAACACTACAAGCAATACCAAATTCAACAATTGTTTCTTCTAATAAAGATAAAATTATCACACTAGACAATACCGATCAATCAGCAATTGAAATAAACATTACAGCAAGTAATTAATAAATGATTTTAGATAATCACAAAACATCACTACAAATCGTTAAACAACTTCCTGAATTTATTCAGGATGATTCGAACTATCAAAATTTTGTTTCTTTTGTTGAAGCATATTATCAATGGATGGAAACAATTCATAGTGCAAATGCATCAAACACTATTGTTACTTCAAGTGACCAAGGTGTAACACATGCATCAAAGAATTTATTAAATTATTCCGATGTTGACCACACACTAGATGAATTTGTTGATTATTTTATTAATGATTTTCTTCCTTATATACCAAAAGATGCTTTAACAGATAAAAGAAAATTATTAAAAATATCAAAAGAATTATATAACACCAAAGGAACAGAAAATTCTTATAAGTTTTTGTTTAGAACTTTATACAACTCAAGTGCCGAAATATTCAATACATCCGATACAGTTTTAAAAGCTTCAGATGGTAAATGGGTTATTACAAAATCTTTAAGAATAGATTCTTTAAATTCAAATTGGCTTTTAATTAATAATTTAAAAATTTTTGGAGAAACAACCAAATCATATGCAACGATTGAATATTCAAGTGTAACTGGTTCTAAAACTGAAGTTTTTATTTCAAATATACAACGATTATTTAATTCTGGAGAATTTGTTCGTGTAGTTGACAACAACAATTTAGATGTTTATTTCCTTGATGGTAAAGTTTATATTCAAAACCAAGGAGTAAATATACCACAGAATGCTGTGATACTAAGAGGCAAAATTATTGGAGTCGTTTCATCGATTAAAATAAACTCTAGAGAACGTGGCCAATTTTATGAACCAGGTGATCCAGTTATTGTTTCTGGTGGATTAAATCCTGATGTTGTAGATCCAGTTGGTGCAGAAGCTTTTGTTGGTCAAACAACCAGAGGTAGTATTTCATCTATAGTTGTTACTGATGGTTCAAATGGTTATCAATTACCTCCCAATTCAGCTGTAAATTTTATAGGAATTTCAGATGCAGCAGCACAAGCTGAAATTAATTTGTTGGACGGTGAAAAATTAACAAATGTTTCTTTTGTTATTAACAATTCTTTGGGTATAGCTTCAAACATAACAATTGGTAATACATCTTTTGCACAAACGTATAATATATTTGCAAATCCAGGTGTAACCAATACAAATTCTAGATTAATAGATGCATTTACATTTACTTCTTTTACTGTTGGACCAATAGGTTCTATTAAAATTATAAATCAGGGTGCAGCATATAATAAAACACCAAACGTTGTTGTCACTTCATTATATACTACTGACGCAGGACAAAGTGACTTAAAAAATCTTGGCATATTGCAACCTATTTCAATACAAAATGGCGGTACTGGTTACGGAAACAATGACACAATTAGCATTGTGGGCGGTTTAGGTTCAGGAGCCTTTGCAAACATAGTGGTTAACGCAACAGGATCAATCGTTAGAGTACCATATGTTTTTTCTGAAGGTAATACGAATGTAACTTATTCGTTAGGTGGTTTTGGATATACAATTTCGGATTTACCAACCATAATAATCAATAGTGATTATGGATCAAACGCAAGCCTTATTATTCCAGGAATTATGGGAGATGGCGCAATTTTATCTCCAACAACAGACCGCATTGGTCAAATTTCAACTATCAATATTACTAATCCAGGTGAAGATTATGTTTCTGCGCCAAGGGTATTTTTAAATGTGCAAGATGTAGCTTTAAGTAATGTGTCCGGAGTAAATTCAATTGTTGCCGGTGATATTATATACCAAGGTAACACATATCTATCTGCAACATATACTGCGAATGTTTATTCTTTCACCAGAACTTCATTTGATTCAACAGGAAATACACAAAACGATATCTACAGATTAAGAGTATATGATTATTCAGGAAATTTTACTGAAGGGTTAAATTTAAATATTGATAGAGAAGTTGGTAATACAACAGTACAGTTGAATTTTAATCCTCAACCAGTATTAATTAACAAAGCTGGTGTGTCAACCAGTATGATTAAGTATGGTGATGGTAACGCAAAAGCTAATGCAGCATTTTTAAATGGATTAATTGTTGGTCAAGGTGTGTATTTAAATGAGGATGGCCAACCTTCTTCATTAGGGTTAGTATTAGAAAGTTTAGATTACAATAAGTACACATATGTTTTATCGGTTGAAAAAGCTTTAAAATCATACAAAGATTTAATTTTAAACCTTTTACACCCAGCAGGTTCAAGACTTATTGGTAGAAATTTATTAAGAAGTTCGAACTCATTTAATCTTGGAACCGAAACAGGACACCAAAAAGGTTACACCTTAGAATATGTGGCCGGTGGAGCAGCTTACCTAACCTTGGAAGTTAATACAGCCACCGATATAATTAGTACAAACATTATCAAAGTCAACAATGTTATATCTGGTAACATTGGTAATACTATATTTGCCAATGATTATATAAAACTTGACGCCAGCAATAACGTAAAGGTATATTCTTTAATTACTGACGTTGACTATGTAAATAACAAACTGACAATTGATGACAACGTATTTTTAACTTTTGCAAATGTAGGCTTTGGATATGCAAATGCCTCCTCAAACGTCATAAATATAACATCAGTAACAGGCCAATACGATGGTAATTTTGACAGAAAGACTCCAGCCAACAACATTATATACGCTGGAGATAGTGTTTCGTTAAACGGTGGACCATATTATACAGTCACCAGAGTATTCGCCAACGGTAATATATCTGTGGCCAACAGTTCATTTGGGCCATCAGGTAATTCTAGAATAACAGTAAACAAGAATGCTAATACACAATCTGCACTCATATATGGCCAAGTATTTGTATATGATTATCCATTGTTAGCAACAGAAACCGGCAATGAAATCATCACAGAACAAGGAACTTATCTAATCATAGGGTAAAAAATGGCAACAGTAAAAATATCACAACTACCAGTTTTATCACAGTTATCGGCTAACAACGCCAACACAGTATTTGTGGTGGTGGATAGGACTACCAATACAACTTCACAGTTTTCTACCACGGTTCTGGCTCAAGGCCTATATGCCAACAATATTTTGAATGTTGGTACTGCAAACACAGGTCTTTTACTTCCAAATTCTGTAGCACAATTTATTAGTAATACTGAAGTCTTTTCACAAGTCAACTTTCAAAACCTTAATGCAAAAGGTTCTGCTGACATTGTTATAACATCAGATGATGGCGACAACTCAAATAATTATTTGGATTTGGGCATTCAAGGTTCAAATATGAATGCTGATCCTTTATTTGACTTACCCAATAATGATGGTTATTTGTATGTGCATGGTAAAAATAATCAAAAACAAGGTAATTTGTGGATTGGTACCGCAACATCAAATACTGATGTAGTTTTCTTTACTGGTGCTCATAAGCAGGCCAATGAGATTGGTCGTTTTGAAAATGGTGTAGGATTATCTTTAAAGATGCCAATCAAGTTTGTTGATAATACCATACAGAATACGGCAGCGGTCACGGCAGCACACTCACAAGTTATTTTTAATCAAGCCAATTCAGCCTATGATTTTGCTATCAATTTAAACAATTTTGTAACTTCAATTTATGGAATTGCCAATACACAAAGTAATAGTATATCTGTAATTCAAGGTGTTAATGACACACAGAACACCAATATAACAACAGCCAATAATCAAGCTTGGGCAGCTTTTGATATTGCAAATACAAACTCCAACAATATTACCATTATACAAGGTGTCAATACAACACAGAATACAAACATTACTACCGCCAATAACCATGCTTGGGCTGCATTTAGCAAAGCAAACAACGCTTTAGCCAATACAACAGGCATTTTTGATGGAACATTAACCATTACTGGTGATTTAAGATTTGATGGAAGTCAATCTATTTTGGCAACAGATGATTTTTATATTAGTTCAAATGCTGGCATACAAATTCAAACCAATACTGGTAGCACACAAAAACAATTTAATTTTGGCACAGATGGCAACTTAACATTTCCAGACAGTTCAACACAAACTGGTGCCTCAATTTCGATTGCAGAATTAAAAGCCATTGTTGCCAACACAAGTAACTATGGTGATTTCGTCATTGCAATTAATGCTCTATAAAAACACTTAATAAATAAATCATGGCAAATTATACAGCAAACTCCTCTCAACTCATATATGGCAGTAAAATATATGAGGTGTTACAATATTACTATGCTCCTGCAACCACTGCTAATGCCACCAATACATTACAGAATGCTTTATATGCATTTATTGGCCAAGTGGATCCGTGGCCAGATGAAGAAGAACCTCCCACACCGACACAAGATCAATATTCTTTAAAGCAAGTATTCAAAAATATTATTGCTGCCAAAAAGGTAACATCAGCTGATATTTCTCCAGTAATACCAAGGCGAGATTGGAAAACTGGCATAATATATGATAAATATTCTGATATAGAAGATATGTTTACGGTTGATACGAATGGTATATTAACAAAAAATTTCTATGTTCGAAATCGTTTTGATCAGGTGTTTAAATGTTTAGGAAACGCTAATGGATCACAATCAACTATTGAGCCTGAATTTTTACCTGGTACATTTGATAAATCATTTTTAGTAAAAACAGCAGATGGTTATAAGTGGAAATTTTTATATACAATCAACATTGGCCAAAAACAAAAATTTTTGGACGTAAACTGGATGCCAGTGATTGGTATTGGTCAAAACATTCCAAATCCAGTTGAAACATTTGCCTCTCATGGTGACATTCCAGTTATTAATATCACAAATACTGGTCGTGGTTACTTTTCTGGTGGTGTAAAAATTACCATCAACGGTGACGGACAGTTTGCAAATGCTACCGCTAGTGTTAATGCAGCTGGTTATATAACAGACATTGTTATGGCAAATACTGGCCAAGGATACACTTATGCCGAAACGGTAATAACAACGGAGGCAGGTTATCCCACACCCAATGTAGTTGCTACTGCGACCAGTCCTGTGTCGCCAGTAGGAGGTCACGGATTCGATCCTATATCAGAGTTGGGATGTAATCATGTTATGACGGCTTTAGAATTTAATGGTAGTGAAGGTGGATTAATACCGACCGATATCACCTACAGGCAATTAGGTATGATATTAGATCCTTATTCGAAAAGTAATCAAGGGAAACTCATACCATATGCAACTGAAACTGTGTATGATGTAACGACAAGTATTCTGGTTTCTTCCGGATTAGGTTCGTATGATAGTGGCCAAATGGTGTATCAAGGGCCATCTTTGGCAAGAGCAACCTTTAAAGCAAAAATTGTTAGTTTTAATCCAGCAACCAATATATTAAAGGTCATAAATATAGTAGGAACACCAACCCCAAATCAAGTTCTTATACAAGAAAATTTATCATCAGGTCAGGCTATTATCAGAACATTACTACAAGTAACTGATCCCGACTTTATCATATATTCTGGATATATGACTTATATAGAAAATAGAACAGGAGTTGAACGTAGTGGAGATGCTACTGAACAATTTCGTGTTGTGTTAAGATTTTAATGGAAAGAAAAAATGGCACTTAATTTTAATGTAGAACCGTATTATGATGATTTTGATGTAACTAAAAACTACCATCGAATCCTTTTTAAGCCAGGGTATTCTGTTCAGGCTCGTGAACTAACACAATCTCAAACCATCCTACAAAATCAAATTACAAGTTTTGCTGATGCAATTTTTGCTCAAAACACTCCCGTTTCTGGCGGTAAAATAACAATCAATCAAAATGTTTATTTTTTAAAATTAAATGCAACCACTCCATCCGGACTAACCACAATTGCGGCGTCATTTGAAAACGGAACAATTTATAGTCAAGATGGTTCAGTTGTTGCAAAAGTAATTACCTTTGCAGAAGCCACATCAACTTCTATTGGAGTTGACGGTGATCCGCCTACGTTAATGATAACATATATTACTGGTAATAAATTTGGTAGTGGTGACACCATCTATTTGAATGGATCAAATTATACTGCAACTATAATTACTTCATCTGTTGGTAATGAATCTACAGGAGAAGGATCCATTGCTTCTATATCGAGAGGCATTTTTTATGTTAAAGGTAATTTTGTAACTGCTTCTGAAGATACAGTTATTCTTTCCAAATACAACAAAAATCCTTCTTTGCGTATAGGTTTAAATACCACAGAAACAATTATAGATTCTAATGATGACACCACTTTGCTGGATCCAGCATTAAGTGCCACAAACTACCAAGCTCCTGGAGCCGACCGGTATTTAATTAGTTTATCTTTAGAAACTCGTCCTCTAACATTAGGTGACGATGACAATTTTATTGAATTAGTTCGCCTTGCTGATGGTGCCATACAAAAACAAGTTGATGGAACCGTATACTCCGTTATTGATGATTATTTTGCCAAAAGAACAAATGATACTAATGGTGATTTTATTGTTAGTGACTACACTTTAACTCCCAAAGCAAACACTATTAATTACAGTAAATATGATATTGGAATTTCAAAAGGTGTTGCTTATGTTCGTGGTTACAGATTAGAAAACCAAAGTCCTGTATTATTAACAAATGATCGAGCAAGAACTCAAGATAGTATATTGAATAATCCA